TAGGCAGGAAGCGCAAGCCAACCGTCAGAAGCGGAGCGCATGGAGTGGCTCTCCAGAACTCCTGCCTATTTCTATAGATTCAATTTTATTATATAAGTATATTTATAAAAGGAGATGAAAATATGGATATTAAAGACCTTTTAACTTTAGTCAATGCTGGTTTTACAGCAGAAATGATTGCAGGAATTGCTACACCTGCACCAGTATATGTACCTGTATCTGAACCAAAACCAGAACCAAAACCAAAACCAGAACCAAAACCAGAACCAAAACCAGAACCAAAACCTGAACCTGATGCAGAGTTATTAGAAATTGCAAAGCGGCTGGATGAATTAACCAAAGCAATCCAGACAAACAATGCTGTAGCGGCAACTGCACCAACACCGAAAAAAGATGATGTCAATGATGTCATTTTGAATTTAATCAAGGAGGTATAGATTTATGAACTCACTCACACCTGTTGATGTCTATAAGATTGTCAACGACATGAATTCTCAAATGTTTGGAACGAAAGAAATCAAAGTCATCGATGCAACAACTTTCGTTTCTGTAGGAGAAAAGATGCTCCGGAGCGGAACAGAAAACATCATGAATGCAATGGCTGTAACCTTTATGACAAATTACTTTCCGAACACTCCATACATCGGAAAAGTTCGCATTATTGACGAAACATCCGAACGTTGGGGTGCGATCGCACTTGAAACAGTCCCCCTGCACCAGGATGAGGAAGCATCCGAGGATACCAACACAGATCTGAATGCTACACAGTTTGACGATGGAAACAGTGTAGACATGTATAAGATTAAGAAACCGAAAGTTGTACAGCTCAAGTTTTACGGAACGAAAAAAGAACAGAACCATATTACCCGCCTGGATGATCAGTTATCCCAGGCATTCCGCTCTGCTGAGGAATTTTCCAATTTTTACACATCTGTCATGACAGAGTTTCGCAATGATATCGAGCAGGCAATGGAAGCTGGAAGACGTCTTGCAATCTGTAATTACATTGCTGGTGTTTCTGCAATGGGTTTATATGAGATAGATCTTACTCAGGAATACAATACAGAGCATGGGACACAGTACACCGGTTTACAGCTTAGAACATCCTACGCAAAAGAGTTTGTGCCCTGGTTTGTTGCATACGTTCAGAATCTTTCCGATTGCATGACAGAGCGATCTACTATGTATCATGCAAACTTTACCGGACAGGATATCTTACGTTTTTCTCCAAAAGAGTATCAGAAGTTCATCATGTTAAACAGCTTCTGGAAACAGGCACAGACAAGTGTTCTCTCCGCCGCATTTAACGATAAGTATCTTAAAATCGCCGATGTAGAGTTTGTCAATTACTGGCAGAGCATTAAACATCCAGAACAGATTAAGATTAAGCCAAACATTCTTGACCTTGCTACCGGAGAATCAAAAGATGCTACTACAAATGTAGAATTACCTTACGTCTTAGGTTGTATCTTTGACCGCCGGGCAGTTGGAGTAAACTACCAGTTTACAAAAACAATTACAACTCCGGTAAATGCAGCAGGCGATTACTACAACACGTATGTCCATTATCGTAAGAATTACTGGAATAACTACACACACAACGGTGTCGTATTCGTGATGGGAGAGGATGCTTGATGAATTTTATAAATTCATATAATGTATCTGCTAATAATTTAGTTAAAATTAACTTTCCAGCATCTGTATTAAAAATTGCATATATCCAGACATCTGCAAATGGCATATATATCTGCAATTGATAAAGAATCAGTTAATTTTAACCTGCCTAATAGCAGAAACATGATTAATCATTTAAAATTTACTACTGGAATAAGAAGTATGACTATTAATAATTCAGGAGACGGAACTGCTATTGTATCAATAGCAGTTGAAGAATGGGGCAACTAGAAAGGAGTGACCAAATGGAACAGACAATTTTATCTGCTATCAGCTCACTGGGATTTCCGATCGTGTGCTGTCTGATCGTCCTGTACATGTACTGGAAAAGCGACCAAACGCATAAGGCAGAAGTTGATAAACTTAGCGAAGCGGTCCAGAACAACACCGTAGTGATGGAAAAAATCCTCGAGAGATTGGAAGTGAAAAAAGATGAATTTGAGAAAAATGATTGATACAGCGGTATCGATTGCCAATGATAACACACATGGTTACTCACAGCCACGCCGGGACGGACATCCCGACTTTGACTGTTCCTCACTCACAGCTCACTGCCTCCGGGCAGGGGGTTGTGATGTAAATGCAGGAAGCACAACCCGGAATCTGTACAGTCAGCTTACAAAGAGAGGATGGAAAAAGGTATCCGAAAAATGTAAAGCAGGAGATATCTACCTGACTCCTGGAAAACACGTGGTTATTGCTGTGACTGATTTTAAAGTCGTAACTGCAGCAGGCGATTTTGATGGTAAAAAAGGAGACTCATCCGGCCGTGAAATCCGGGTACGAGATTTCTATACTCCGCCCTACGGTTGGGTGTACCATTTACGGTATACCGGAGCTAATGATTCATCCGGAGCATCTGGTTTTACCATTGGAAAAGTGTATACGGTACAGGTTAATGGATTACGGGTCCGTTCTTATGCTCCGAACGGCGAAGTATTAAAAAAATACAATGCAGGAACCCGTGTGACATGCAAACAGCTTGCACAGGTAAACGGTGTAACCTGGATGCGGACACCTTCTGGATGGATCTGTACCTATGCAAAGGGTAAGCCGTACGTATTATAGGAGAGAATCATGGAAGTAAAACTCTATACATTTTCTAAGAAATCGAATAGTACTAAACAACCTAAGGGGCAGCCAGTCGCTGCTCCTGATTGTAAATTAAAAGAGAATACATCAATTTTGAATCCGTCTATCATCATTACTGGATTGGATAGTTGGACAACTGTAAATTATGCTTATATCCCGGATTTTAGACGTTATTATTTTGTGCAGAACGTGACAGCTTTAAATAATACAACCTGTCAGATAGACATGTCAGTTGACGTGCTGGCAAGCTTTAAAAGTTCTATCACAGCGCAGACGTTTACCGTTGAGCGATGCGCAAAAGTACCGGATAAATGGGTACTGACAGACCCGTTAATCTATCCAACCTATGATTGGAGTACAGCAGTATCATCTGCTCAAAACAGTGACTGGTGGAGTGATACAGGATCCTTTTTAGTCCGGGTAACCAATGCAGACGGATTAGTCAATTATATGATGGATTATACCTCCCTTCAGGAACTAATGAATTATACATGCAACGCAGGTAACTTTACGGATGTATTGCAAGAAGAAGCAGTAAAATCAGTCTTTAATCCGTTTAAATATATCACATCAGTTATCTGGATTCCGTTAAGTTATGCCAAATACTCCGGAACAGCAGTTACTACTATTAAGATGGGGTTCTGGGAAGCATCCGGAATTAATGCTAAGAAGGTAGCACCCAACGATACCATCGACATGTATTTTAAAATTACTGTGACAAATCCAATCTATAACAAGAACGTGTTTGGGTATTATGATTCCAATTTTTCGGAGTACTGGCTGGCACTTCCTGGGATTGGTACAATTCCATTCAGTATGCAGACCTTAACCGATGATATGATGGATATCCAGTACACGGTTGACATGACAACCGGAACAGCACTCTGTCAGATTAAAAATGGAGCAGAGATCATCCAGTCCTTATCCTGTCAGTTTGGTGTGCCATATCAGATCGGACAGATGGGTGGAGTTACAACCGGAATTATGAATACAGTAGGATCTATCTTAAAAGGAAGTGGAGCCGGATTGTTCTCTGGCTTTCAGCCGGATGTCAATACACTTGGTAGCACTGGCTCGGTTGCATTGCTCCGGCAGTATTCAATCCCCCGGCTTTACTGCCATGCTAGATCTCCGCAGGGTGTAAACTATGCTACTTCTGGCTATTATAGACATACAGCAATGAAACTGAGTACAATATCGGGCTATGTACAGTGTAGTGATGCAAGTGTTTATTTGGATGCATACGAGTCGGAGATCGAACAGGTTAATAATTATCTGAATTCTGGTTGTTACATCGAATAGAAAGGAAGTGAGAACATGTTACCGTTAAATTATGAAAGTATCAATGTCCGGATGAACCGGGTAAATCCCTCAATCGTTGTCAAGAATTCTCAGTTGACAGGATTCTTTGAAGAGATGCTTTATGAACGATTATATTCGGTTATTGACATTACATGCAAGGAAAGTATTGATATCCCTTTCATCAAATTTTGTTTGATTGCAGGCGGTTACTTCGGTGTTTTTAAGACTGATAAATACGGTACTATTGCCCAGTACCCAACTCTTACAGGAATTGACATCTATTATCGTCCTGCATATGCAACCTATACAAATCCGCTTATTTTAAATACAGCAGAATACCGTATCGGAAAAGACTGTGCATTAATCCATATGCGTCCGGATTATTGCGGATGTTTTGACATCATTAGCTATTACGCTTATAAGCTCGCAATGACAGCCGAAGCAATGGACATGTCTTTGTTTAACTCAAAAGTAGCATTTATCCTTGCCAGCCGAACCAAAGGCGGAGCCGAGACGTTGAAAGTTGTATTTGATAAGATCAGCAGGGGAGAGCCCGCAGTAGCTGTAAATCCGGAAAGCTGGAAACGCTCCGAAACAGATCCGGAAGAACCATGGACACAGTTTAACCAGGATGTTTCAAAGAACTTTATCGCTGATAAGCTTCTGCTGGCGTTTGAACGTATTCTGGATGAATTTGATACAGAAGTTGGGATACCTTCTGCGAATACAGAAAAGAAAGAAAGAATGAACGTTGCAGAAGTCAATGTAAATAATATTGAGTCAGTGACTCGATTGACGACTTGGATTGAAACAATGCAAAAAGATGCAAAAGTAGCAAATACGATTTTTCCAGATCTTAACATTAAGATTAAGATGCGGAAATTTGAACAGGAAGAAAGGATGATCCCATATGACTAGTAGATTAACATTGGTTGGAATGATAAACTATGATCCCGAACTCTTCAAAAATCTGAGACTTCCGGATGGAGCTGATGCTACTACATTTACCAATACTTTGCTACTTGATTTCGGTACGTTGGGCGTCGTTTACCCGAATGCAGACTTTATGCGTGATACAGCAATCCCGGCATGGTGTGATAAGTGGCATGAGTCATTAAGACAGACATGGAATGCACTGCATGCGGATTATAATCCAATTGAAAACTATGACAGGCAGGAACATTGGACGGATTCTCCGGACATCACACGGAGTGAATCTGGAAACAATGAATCAACCATGACTGGGAATGAAAATTCCAATGCTTATGGAGATGTATCTGCATACAACTCCAGTGACTATCAGGCACAGGACAGAACACGGTCAGACATTTCCAATGCATCAAATGGGAAAAATACATACACAAATAGCAACCGGGAGACCGGAGTAACGACACATGATGGCAGGATCCATGGTAACATCGGAGTTACTACCAGTCAGCAGATGATTGAATCAGAATTAAAATTAAGGAAACAGTCATTTTATGGATACGCATCAACCTTATTTATGCAGGATTTATTGAGAGGAGAGTGGTAAAATGTTTAATTTCAGAAATTATCCTTCATCGCAGATGTCAGATCTGAACCTTGATTGGTTTTTGGAAAAGTTTAAAGTGATCTCTGATGCAGTAGAAGAGATGTCAAAAGAATGGTCTGACATTAAAGGAACAGTTCAGAAGATTGTTGAAGATGAAGTGAAAAAAGAATTAGACTCCGGAGAGATCGGACGGGTTGTTGATGAAGCTGTGAAGACCGGGTTAAGCACCGCTAGAAGTTATACTGACAGATCAAGACGGACGTTTGATTTTAACGGGAAAACGATCTGTATCGGCGATAGCTACGGCGAGGGCTACAACCCGGACGGTAACGTAACAGGCTGGCCAACTCTTTTAAAGTCATACTTAGGTCTTACAGATGATAACTTTTTCTCAAATAGTCTAGGTGGAGCGGGATTTATTAATAATACTACCTTTACCACTTTGCTTACACAGACAAGTCATCATTTTAACAATGACGAGGTAACAAATATCATTGTTTGTGGCGGTTTTAATGATGTAAACAACGTAGAGCATGATATCATTAACGCAATCTATAATTTTAAACAAAGTGCTAATGTCTTATATCCAAATGCTCAAATTTTTGTAGGTTTTATTGGTAATGCAATGGACATGAGTATACGTGGCGGACTTAATCTACCACGAGCTTCTTACATATCCGGTTGTAAGTACAATGGCATAACCTATTTAAGTGGTGTTGAGAATGCATTGCATTGTACGGCTATGTTTGGAAGTGATGGTATACACCCAAATACATGGGGGCAGGAAACGATTGCAAAAGCAATTAGCAATACAATCTTAAATGGCTATGCTTCCGTTGTACATGCAGGTGTGAAAATAACGTCAGTTGGCTTTAAACATGGGTTTACTGGCTCAACGATCATCGAAACGATGCAGTATAATGATACCTGTGCATTCTATGGTTCATTTAGCATGACACGAACAGAAAATGTTACATTTAAAGGAGATGGTACTTTTTATGAGTTATTCTCGTTTGCAAATTCCTTTGTCCTTGGAGGTTTCCAGTGCGATCTGCCTACCACAGCAATTCTAGGTTCTGCTGATGGCAGTTATAGAACTATACCATGTACTTTAAGAGTTTACAATGGCAGTTTATGGATATCAATCCGGAGTTTTAGCGGGAAGGGGTATGAAACTTACGATGTAAACAGTATCGTAACAGAACCATTTACAATTGAGCATAACACATGTTTTGCTTAATTAACAATTAATGATTTAAGGCTAGGAAAATTCCTAGCCTTTTATTTTGAGATATTCAAACAATTTTAATTTCAATTCATAGTTCTCAAACGTAACACGTTCTGCAATGACTTTGTCTTGCAGCCAGATATAATTTTGTAAAAAACGATGCCGGCCGGATAGATTATCCGGAAAAGATTTTCCTGTCCCTCTTCTGTGCAGTGTTACATAATACAAATCATGCGCCTTGTGTTCATAGATGTTAATATTGCCAATCGTTACCAGCAGACGGTATTCATTGATCGGTTCTGTTCCAATACAACTAAAATCGTCATATGCAAAAGTATTATGAAGCGCCATGCCCCGGAACTGCTGATCCTGAACTGCTTTAAATAATGCCGTTTGTGCTAACTGTTCCGATATTTTTGATTCTGCGACATTTACGATGCAAATTTTTTGATCCGGCAGGAAGCAAAATTCCTGTCCCCGATTCTGCATTCTTGTGATTGTATTAACCAGTCCAAATGCTTCCAGAATCGGACTTTCGATACTATTTGAGTTGGATAATAACCATGCCTTTACAGCAGGGCGTCCCTTTAATTCTCTTACAGAATTGATTGTCATATATGCATTCTCAAAAGCTTCCTTTTCTCCGTTCATGCGCTTCTTGATTTTCTCAGGGATAAATTCATCATACATGATACACTGGTATGGATCTCCATTAAATCCTCGATTTGAGACAAGGCCAGCTAAACTAAAAGCAGAACCGATGATCTTATCATCATTCAGCCTGTCAACAATGTTTAGTCTGCTGTCCGGCCGGATCCCCTTTATCTTTTCAAATTCATATGCTCTCCCATGATCTGGATTAAAACCTTTGTCAAAAGGGTTGTCAGACAGACAACCCAAAAGCTCTGCACCGGTTCGTCGCATAAAAATAAAGGGAATGTCATTTTTCACATACGTGTTCACGATATGCTTAAAACAGGAATATGTTTTTCCTACCTGTCTGGATCCAATGATGATATAGAAATTGGCCGGTAAAGAATTTAACCGACCAATATCTAACCATCCATCCGGTTGATAGATGTTCATTTTTATTTCTCCTTTACGCTTTCTGGGATAATAACCGGATTGATATAAAATTTTCCATCCGATTCAGATACACGCAGATAAAATTCGATTTCATAATCTCCTTTTTCCAGGTACTGGCTATCATCTTCCGGAAAAATGGATGCTTTACCAGACCAGAAATTTCCCTCACATGTCACGATCTGGAATTCTCCTTTGTTTCTACCTCTTCCATACTCTTTTACTTCTACCTTTGTTACTTGCACTACGTCTTTGAATCTCATTTCTTAATCCTCTCTCTCTAATTTAATAAGTTTTACTGTGCTGCATGCATCGAGTGTCTGTGCTAATTGCAAGACAAATTGTAATTCCTCCCTGGCTTCGAAGATCTGCCGTTTTGGTGGTAATCCGTCTTCCCAAGTCACGTCGAAAATAAGTTTCCATTTCTGCAATTCAATTATTCCTTTCCTAAGCTTCAATACGATCTATGTTGTACTCAACCGCACATGTATGTTCAATCCTGCACCCTCTTGCATCTTTCCATCCAGGTGCAAAATAAGCTACGTCTGCATCTGCCAGAAGTTCCAGTGATTTTCCCAGGAACCACAGCGGTTGGGCATTGACTGGTGCTTTTTCAAAGAAAGAATCAATCACTACCACTGGTCCCCCTACAATATTCTCCACTTTCTGAATTGCTTTTCTCCTTTCTTCCTTGATCTCATCGTCTGTCTTACCTTTCATTGGTTGGCTAATGAATAACTTTTTCATTATTTTCTATCCTTTCTTAAAAATTTTACAATACCGATGATAAATAATGTAAAAACAAAGCATCCTAATAACCAGATCGGTATTGCAAACATATTTGTACATACCAATAACATTTTATCATTCCTCCTTCCTTAATTACAATGATATTATTTAATCTGTACCTTGATGCTTTTTATCTTCCTTTCCGAAATTCATCTGTTCCAGCGTACAGAAACCAGATTTTTTTCCAAACATCCCCGCCACCTCCGGGAGTCGGCGGTTCTGGTGGAGGCGTGACACCGGATAAAAATTGATACCAGTTGTTTGCATATGTTTTTCTTTTATCGATATAGTTCGTGTTAGGATTTAAACTAGGTCTTTCATAACATGTCATAAATGCGATTGTCAACCAGTTGACACCCTTATTCTTTGTATTTAGCTTAAACTGCTCCGGGGTAAGTCCGACCATATCATCCGATGCACCAGATCGCTTATAGTTGTTGATATATGCCTGCGTTGAATACCATTGTCCGCCTAGCTTAAATAATTCTCCGTCAAGACAATGACATTGCACTGTGCCGTCTGTATAGGGAGATAACCCCAACTTGCTACATGCGTCTGTTAAGTCAGATTTCGGAGTCCATTGCAAGAGTCCATATCCGCCTCCTCCTCTTTCTCCAAAAATAGGAGATAGTGTGCTTTCCTGCTGCATGTTCCCTAGGATTGCACAGATACTATTAAAACTGTAACCTAAGCTATTAAATATTCCATAGATTATCTGTGCATTGTTTTCCATCTCAGATTGTGTCAAATACGTGTTTTTTGATACCCATTGCATGTCTTATCACTCCTTTTTAAAAAATCGCTGTATTGGCTGATTTCGAACTCACAGGGTAGTCCTGTATCCTTATCATATGGGATTGTATGATCTAATTCATATTCCGTTTCATGCAGAATAATCCCAGAACTATACTCAATGTCAGATCCCATAAGGTGTAAGATTTTGATCTCTTCATTGTTGATATATTCCGGACGCATTTTCCATTTTGCAAACCCCTCATTTCGAAATATTTTTCCTTTTTTAAATTCATCAAGTGTTCCATGCAAACATTTTAGACCCTCTTCTTTTGGAACACCTGCTACTGTCAGATGTAATTCTCCGTCAATATCCCGGTAGGCGTATCTTTTTGATCCCATAGTCTTAAATTCGATAAATTCTCCGTCGTCATCAGCAATTCCTAAGATATAAGTTTTGCCTTTATAGTCAACTCTTCCCAGTCCTCTTTCTTCGGATTTTTGCTTGATCTTCTCATTGTATTCTCTGAGCTTTATTTCATTCCATTTATAGCCTTTTACAGAGTCTGTATCAGAGTATACCCAGATCTCACAGCATCTACCAAGTTCAAACAAATTTTTCTGTGCATACGCAGTGACCCAGACACCCCATTGATATGGAAGAAAACTTTTCCATGACTTATAAAAATTTTCTATCCATTCTTCCTCTGTTTTGGATGTATTTTTTGACCATTCTCCAGTCGTGTAATCTTCCTCCAGTACTTCCCGGATGATCTTCTGCGCACACATCCCATAGATACCATTTAATTCATTCTTGGATATCATGTAGAGCACATTGTCTACGTCCTTTAAAGTACACTTATGTGTGTACAGCTCCATGATCAGATCTGTGATCCAGGTTGGCAAGTACTCTTTTTTTGCATACATGACTTTTGAAACGTCTGCATAGTCATAGTCATAGCATCGTAATATATCATCCAGATCCGGATCTGTGAATGGATATATCACAAGGTCTGCATCAAGGATTCTGCCGTTATCACAAACTGCTTCTACTGCCGATATTGCTTTGTGATAAGACAACGGAGGCATTGGTTCTTCTTTTTTCAGATGCAGATTAACAAGCCGGATGCAACCGGAAAAAGCGTACTCGTCTTTCAAATCTAAAATATCATCCAGAGTAAAATCAGCATACTCAAATTTTGTCATTGGATATTTTTCATAGCAAAGCACCGCAGGGTATGAGCTTGTAAAATCTTTTGATTCTCCGGTCCAACAAAAGGCAGCTGATGAAATCATCCGGCCGACGTAGTAACGGTTTGCATGTGTGTAACCGCCGTGATAGCACATTTCCAGCTGTCTGTACTGTTCAACAGACAACTTCTGCTTCTGAAAATAGTGATACCATTTATGACCTGACCTTTTCCATTTTGATGCATAGCGTCTGGCCTTATTTCGAATAAAACCAGTGTTAGTCAACGGACAATTCGCTACGGTGTATCCTCTTTCAGTTATGTATTTTCGCAGTGCAATACATTGGGCAATTGTATCTGTAGCAGCATACATACATTCTTTGTAAGTACGGGGACTGTCCGGAGTGCGGATTTTTGAGTAGTCCCAATAGCCGACTGCCTTTTCCACACCGGTATCAACATCTTCACACAGTTTTTCCAGTGACCGGTTGACAAGAATATAACTGTCCCGAAACTCGATTCCGTTTGTCCAGCTCATTGTAATATACCGATGAGATTTTACAGCCAGAACATTTTTCGGCTCTCCCCATTTTTCGAACATATGTGCTTTCATGAAAGTATAGTCATATGGAAAGTTATGAATGTAGAATCTTACTGTATGTGTTTCATCTGAATGCAGATAATAAGAAATCTTATCAATTGTGTTGATTATATCACGAGCATGATGCCCGTACAGGCAGATGACATCCTCAATACAGATTGTCCAGTCTGTGATATAAGGAATACCATCATATACACTTGTTTCGGTATCTACCGTGATTATCCTATCGTAGACATACCTTGGCCGGCCTGCATTACTAACCCGTACAAAGTCATAATTTAGCAGGGTCATATAATTAAGTTTGTAAAAATCAATAACTTGATAACCTGCTATTTCCATTGCGTTACTCCTGTCTGTTAGTTTTTACTTGCTTTAATGCATCTGCCAAAGATTTGAAACCTAATTGCTTTGCTATATCAGCCGATGTATATTTATCGGTTTTTGCTATAAAAGATTCTACAGCTTTCCTGACTTCTTCAACTGATTTTTTTGATACTGCAACGAGATCAAGTGCTGTTCCTGATCCGAACAAATCTTCCATTTTCTCCCATGTTTTTGAATCAATAAAATCTTCATATTCCGAAACATTTTTGAATTTTACATGATAGAGCTCTTCAAATTTATGCTGTGCTTTTCTATGGATCCCCCGAATCCCTTGCATGGTTGACGTAGGACGGTTCAGAAGGTTCTGTATAAGGCTTATCTCATGCCTTACAGATATACCTTTTGTTTTTCCTAATGTCTCTTTAAATCCTTTATTTCCAGTGTAATAACGTGCTACGTCTTTCCTGTACATCTTAATAGCCCCATAGTCAATCCCTGCTGATTCGAGCCGTCTCATACGCTGATTGAGACGTTTGGCTAGTTTTTTTCGAATTGCATAAAGTTCCTTATCTGATTTATTTGATAGATAAGGATTGAATTTTTGCAAATCATCGTTCTTCATATCTTCCTCCCCCCTTTCTTTAAAATTGTATCAATTCGATCTTTTTCATCCTGCTCGCCCAATTTATAGCCAAATCCTGCTCCCAGCCCGAATCCGACTAATAAACAGGGAACTAAAGTTACTAACATAAAAATCATTTTTTCCCCCCTCCTTTTAATGAATATACTACAGTCCATTTATCGGTATCAATATAAGAATCTGTATCCAGATACAAACGTCTGCATCGACGGATTGTATTATCACTAAACTTGACATAGATGTATTTTGATCCGGAGATAATAAGTTCTCCTGCTTTAAAACGATCAATATATGATTTTGGTATTCTGTACATTATATACCTCCTTACTAATTTCTATAAAATGATACCCAGCTCTTCAAGGTGTACTGAAATTTCATACCATTGAAAACGCTTATCAATCGTGATTTGATCATCTTTTCCATAGCGTTGAGTTAAGATTTGCGACTCATCCCATAAGGTTTTTCCCTTTTCCATCAGTTCACTAATCTCTCTTTCTTTTTCAGTCATTTTTCCTACCTACTATTGTTTATCTGATTCATTTGATGATTATATGATATCAGGATACTGTTAAATCCGCATCACGAAACTGTTACAAATTTATTACAATTAATGAAATAGTTCTGTAATAGTAGTTACCGAAAGGAAATCGAACATGACTCGAACAGAATGTGAACAAATTGTGTCGGAAATGTGAACAAATTGTGAACAGGCATAACTAGCAC